TCAACAAAATCTTTTACTCTTACTGGTGTTTGCTCCTTCCACTTTGATTGCCCATCTGTACCAGACCCTGTTGAAACTTGTTTAATAGCTTCAGTATAATCTTTATCTTTTAAAGCTTGGTAAGCTGAAGGAAACTTGTTTGTCCAACGAGTTCCTAATTGAAAGTTTACTGCAGCAAGAGCTAGTGTGAATTCAGTATTTGTAATTCCTATCTCTTCTATCTGTGCTGTAGCAGCTTGCCAAGCTTTGTTTGAATCTTGGAGTAACCATTCATCTAGAATATCTTGAGGAACAGTGTCTCCTGTGTTGTATTGTTCATTCTCTGCAGGACTTAATAAATGTCCAGTACCACATGTAGGTTTACCTAGTGTATCTAAGTATACTTCATCTCTAAAACCTTCACGATGTTTTAAATGTTCTTTAAATTCTTGGGGGATCATTCTTCTAGTTCTTGTAAGTAACTTTCAAAATCTTCTATTATGATAGGAATCATTTTATTTAATGTATCACTATATTTATCTAATGTTGATTCTTTTTTCATCTCAGGTAATAAGTTAGTCATTCTAAGTTTTATAACATCTTTTAATTTTTTATCAGATAATTTTCCACCTGATAATTTATGTTCTAGACTATGAGCAAGTGTTTCTAGAAATATCCTTTCACCCCATTTAGGAGAAACCTTTGCATAGGCAAGAAATAAATTACCATCTGGGAATTTTTTATTTAATCTCTGCATTCTAACATTATTGTAGCCTGATCTGTTATCTGTTCTATGAATTAGTTCGTGAATTTGCGTTTCTATAGCATTCTTATCAGGATTTATATCAAAAGGATCAGTTCTCCATTGTATTTTATCTGTATCAGGATTATAAGCACCAGCAGCTATTTGATCTACCAGACTTTTATCTTCTCTTATATCAGTAATATTCCAATCCTTAGTCGGACCTTTTACATTCATTTCTTTAGCTGACAAAACTTGACCACTACCTTCTGGAGCAAAAGGATGTAAGCCATGTTTATCAATTAAAGGATCACCTGTTGTAGCTATAAATCTAAGATCACGATAACCTTCACCACTTAATAAACTCATTTGAGCTTCTTTAGAAACTAATCTATTTTTACTTATATAGTCTTCCAAGTCATCTCTTCTTCTATAATATTCTTTCTTAGCACTTTCTTTCGTTGGTATATTTTTACTTCGCCACTCCAGTATTCTTCTAAACTCTTCTTCTTCATCTTCTGGTGTCCACTCAGCATCACCACCTTTGTCAAAGCCTTCTCTACCACCTATCAGACTCTGTAGCTCACTCTCTTCTTCTGGAGATAAACTATCATAAGTTGTTTTTAAATCATCTAGTAGTATGTCTAAGTCTGCTGTACCACCTGCAGCATAACTAACTCTTCTATGAGCAGCTTTAGCCTCTCTAATATTTTGTTCAGCTTCTTCTTGTCCTCTACTTCCAAAAGTTACTTGTCCATAATCATCTACAGTTCTAGTTGGATTCTGCGGTCCTGCTCGTGCTGCTAAAGGAGCTAACATGGAAACAGAACTAGTTCTATCTGCTATCTCTCCTGCTCCTCGCTTGCCACCTTCCCTCTCTTTAATATTAGCCATTAGTCTTTTAAACCAACCACCTTCTTCTTCTCTTTCAGCTTTTCTAACTTTTCTTCTATCTTTTCTACCTTCTCTTCCTATACCACCAAACAACCCACGAGTGTCTCCTTTTTCAAAAGAAGGATTAAGTGCTTGCATTTGAGTAATTAATTCATCATAATTAGTTTCATAAGAGGCTGGGTCTTTTAACAATCCTCTTTCATCATATCTACTTTCTCCCTTTCTAAAAGTAAGAGCACTCTTTGCAGCACCACCTGCTGTATCATATAACTTACCAGCTTGAGTTACTAGATTATAAAGTCTTGGGCGTTTATCAGGATCAATATCTAAATTACTTATATTACCTAACCTACCAAAGGGCGTAAACTGATCTACTGCCCAATTCATAAAACGTGAATAGCCTTTCTCATATATATCGTGTTGTCTCGCTGCTCTTCTTTTCGATAACCAACCACCCTTGTCAAAACCTAACCGATCCAGCTCTCCTACTAAGCCACCTTCACTTTTACCTAGAGGAAGTTTCTTAATAATCTCAATAGAATCCTGATCAAGAACAACCGACTTTCTATCAGGCTTTAATCCTTGAAAAACTAATTTACCTCGAAGTCTTCTTATATCATACGTTTTAAGAAAATTATACTGTGTCTCATTTAATGTTGTAGGGATGCCTTCACTTTTTAATTGTGGTTGACCTTTAACTTTACTAAAGTTACCTCGTAACATATGTTTTAAATCTAATAAAGAACTTAATTTTTCACTATAAATAAATTCATTTACATCACTAGCTACGTTTGTTCTTACACGACTTAAATGTTCTATAGGAACTATATTACTTTCTTTTTTAATACGATATAATCTACCTATTGTTTTGTCAATCTGAGCATTTAAGTCAGTCATCAGAGCTTTCGGAGGTCTACCAAAAACTTTACCTCCTAGTTGAATGCTTGTGCCTTCTGGAAAAGTACCTTTAAGTTTGTAAATTGCTCCTCCTCGTTCTGTTGCTTCTTCAAAAAATTTAGCATATCTTTTTCCAGTATGAGCTTGTTCACCAGCATAAATAACAGGTTGTTGATATCTTTGCTGACCCTCTGACATTTTAAATTTGGCAAATCTAGGATCATCAACTATAGCTTTACCAGCTTTGATAGTACTTAAACCTTCTGGTCCTCCATGCCATAGTGTAGGATTTAAGTGTTGTTTCTGATACCAAGAACGAGTAGCACCAAAAGCAGCTCTAGGCAGACCATACAAAGCTGCTGCCGTATTAATTAAAGGAGCACTCTCTCTTAATCCTTGATCCTCTGCCCCTACTCTTTCCCAATGTTCTTCCATTCTTATATCTTCAGGAGTAGGCTCTGTAGGTTGATGCTGATCTAAAGCACGTTGCATAAGACCTAGCATATCTTCCTGTCCAAGAACTTCATCACCACTAGCAAATCCTTTCCTATCTTCAACATCTTGAGCTAGGACACCACCGAGTTCTGCGTAAGTAAACGGTTGTCCTCGAACCTTCTTTTCATCAGGTTCAGGAGATACGTTGGCTACGTTTTCTACGAAGCCTCCTTTATCTATTGTGCTTTCTTTAGTTGCCATATCCGGGTCTCTTCTCTTTTTTCTTTCCTTTTGTAGACCCATAGCCCGGTCTTCCTTTAGTAGTAGGTTGTTTATAAGGTACTTCTTCTACTACTTCCAATCTTCCTTCAATTTCTTTAGCTCGTCTATACATTTCTCTTTTAACCTCAGTAGGTAGCCAAGCTGAATAAGGAACATTACGAGCTACTGTTTCTAAGATTCCTCGATTGTATTGAAAAATTTCAACAAGGTCTTGTCCAATAGGTCCAAAAAGTCTTCCAAATGAAGGTAACAGTTTACTACCTCTTTCTCTAGCTTCAGCGTATCTTATTCCATAATCTGCCCAAGCTGCTCCTCCCCAACGTATCCAAGCATCTTGTAAATGCTGCAAATCACTTTGTTCATTATACCATTTTTCATTTCTTTGTATACCTACTGTACGAATATAATTAGTTACGAGAGCTGCTGAAGTCATCATCATAGTTGTCGCTACTACCTTCGATCCTACTTTAACAGGATGTCGGTACGAATCATTTACAAATCTTTTTAATATCGTATTATTAAAGACTGTTGGATAGCCTAAGAACTGAACTAAAAAGTTTACATTTGGATTTGAAAACCATAAAGGTTTATTAGCTTGCATACCACTAGGATTTAAGATAATTTCATTAGTAAATCTACTAGCTCCTGCTCCTACCTTATCTTGATAAAATTTACTACCAAAAGCTCCACCTTTTCCTGTAGCATTAAATTCACCATTTTTATAATATCTATTGTACCAAGACATAGCTTCATTAGGCTTGATACCTAAATCTATTAATTCTTCTTCAACTAAATCCTTCTGTCCTTTTGTTAATTTTTTAATACCTTTAGAATGTTTATAAAGTTTTTCAGAGTTTCTTATAATTATTCTTTTACCAATCGTAAAGGAAGCTAACTGCACAGCACCAGTCCATTGAGTTAAGAGATTACTTTTAAAGAACATGTTTTGCATTGCTCGTGTACCAACATTTTGAAAATTAGTACCATGCATACCTTCAATACGATCCATGACTGCTTGTTCTAAAGCTAATCCATTTTCATATAATTCAAGCCATACTTCATCATCTAAATCTCTACCTCTTCCTTTAACCTTTTTACCAAGCCCTCTCTGAACAGCACGTACAGTCCTATCAACTGATCTGGCAGTTTCTTTACCAAGTGATTTGAAAACTTCTTTAGTTACTACAGGTCCATCTTCCCAACCTACTCTGGATAACATAATCATTGGCTCGGTTAAACTGGAAATAGTTGCCAATGGTAAGTGAGCCATCTGT